TTTTTACCATCACCAACAACTTCTTCAAATCCTAAAAATGCTTTAGGAACACGAAGTGCTGTTAATAATTTCTTTTGAATATATTCGATATCGGCAATCTCTGATAAGTTAGTTGCTCCAGGTAAAGTTTCAATAGGACTTGGTGCTGAAGGGTCACGAACGGGAACAAAATAATCTTGGTCAACCGCCATTTGATTAAATCTCATATCCACGTTACCAGTCTTACTATCAACAACTTGTTCTCTTTTGAATTTGTTGGCAACACGTTGTACATATGCTTCAACATCATCGTCGTTCATATTTCCAACAAACACTTTGAAGATTCTTCTTTCAGGTGCTCTTGAAGTTCTATAGATTAACATCGCATCTTCAGATAACAATAACTGTTTCCAAATACGTCTTGCTTTTTCCAACATAGAAGTACCATAAGGAAGTTTTCTGTCATCACCCAATAATCTAAAGTGAGCAATCTCCCAAGATTGGAATTCCATATTTTTGTTCTTCCAAGTAAAATGTAGGGCTTTCTTATCTTTGTCTAATTCTTTTGTAATATCAACAGATATCTTTGCCGTTACCCCAACCTCATGACGTTCAATTTCAATTGTTGGTAATTGTTGTACACCAACAACACCTTTTTCAGGGTCTAATTTTAAGTAAACAAAGTTATCACCATACTTACAAGTGTTTCTTGTCCACATAGGTAAGTTGGTGTTAATATCTAATGAGTTATTAAATAAATCGGCTAATACCGATTTAATTCTTTTTGACTCAGAATAAATTTGAAGAATAAAACCATCTTCATTTGTGGTTGTAGATTCTTCGGCATAGATGTCAAGAGCGGCAGAAATTTCAGGAGTATATTCCATCGACTCATAATCATACTGAGATGATAATCTTGATGGTTCATAATAAATTGCTTGAGAATATAAGTTGTTTTCAACTTTGGCCCATTGATTTGTTAGATAAAAAGTTTGTTGCGCTTGTAATTTTTCCCTTTCAAAATCATCACGATTTTGAGTACGTAAAAGTTCTTGCTTATCAAACTTAAAAGTAGGGTAGTCTTGTTTTAATAATGAGTTTGGTCCAAATGTTTTTGAAAGTCTCTGCCAAACGGTTAAATTATTTTCGCTCATAAATCAATTTTACTTATTATCCTAATAATATAAATAGTTATCTGCTACCAAATAACCATCCATATTTTTGATAATCGGCTTTGGTTGCACCTTGATTCATCATCTGACCATCTCTACCCATTTGAGGTACTAAAGGATTAAAAAACTCCGAAGAATTTTTATTTTCACTTATTGTTGTTGCCCAAGAATTAAGCATTGCCTTTGTATGGTTTGTAACTTTTTCAATTGATTGAAATGATTTCTCGGCAACATACATCGCCATCGCAATTGACATAATACAATCATCGTGATGACCTTTTTGATGGTCAGGTCTTCCGTTAATATAAACAAAAGTATTCATCTCATTGTATAACCTACTCGAACGAACTTTAAATCCGTGTCTAAGGTTTTCCTCATAAGCGGCAATAATTTGAACTCTTTTATTGTTAAAATTAATACCAGGAATTTTCTCATTTATTTTTGGGTCCCATTTCCATTTATTTGATGTATCCACGTTATCAACATACAAACCAGATTGGTATCCCATCTCTTGTAATTTCCTTGCTGTTGAGACCCCCATACCTCCCGTTAAATCGACAACGCAATACGCGTTGTACATAGTTCCCCATTTGTAGGCAACTTCCGCCAGAACGTCAGGTGGAAGTTTTCCAACATATTCCAAAACTTGTTCTCGAGCATCAAAATCTATAATTTGAATACAAGAAAAATCTTCAGAATCTCCTCTTGAAACATCGACACCCATAACATACTTATGACCGTTTTCAGGTTCTTTAAAAATCCATAATCCACCACCCATCATCTTTGCTTGGGGGTCAGAAAGTTGGTTTTTAGATATATTTTGCATTAAGTCAGAATCGAATACGTTATCACCCGAACCCAAGAAGTTACATTCCAATTCCTGAGCAACTTTTCTTCGGTCAAATTTTAACTTCTTAACCATACCCTCAAACCAAGATGAACAAGGTTTATACCCCTGTTCAATATAGTCAGTAACTATCGAATGGTCTCTTTCATATGGATTTGGCATTGATAAATCAATAACAACTTCATCAAGTTTATATTCTTCTCTGTTAAGTAAGAAGTGAACTAAATCATTTGTTTTAACCATATACAAATCTTTTGTATATCTTGGGTCACGATACCAAAACATCTCAGATATTTTGAAATCATTCATACCTCTTAAAGATTGGTCGTAAATTTCATAATAAATTGCGTCATATCCGTTTGGTGTTGAAACCACAATAACTTTACCACCCGTAGATAGGGATGCCATACAAGCCGCCCAAAAATCACCATCGGCTTCAATATATGCTGCCTCGTCAAATATTAATATGGTTGGTGTATAACCACGAAGAGCATCCTTAGATGTTGCAACGGCTTTAACCTCACAATTATTATTTAATTTAAAATGTCTTGCAGCATTTTTTTCAGGTGAGAAACCAATACCAACCCATGCTGGCCATTGTTCTGTAAACCCTCTAATCTTATTCGCCATTTCCACGGCAGTATCCAACTTATTGGCAATGATTAGAACTTTTTCCGGTTTATTTTTTTGGGCAAAAGATATTTTTTTTGATGCCCAAGCGGCTGTAACAGTTGACACACCTGCCTGACGATATTTTAACGCAACATTTTCATTATATTTGTCGTAATCATCAATTAAACTTACTTGGTCAGGAAAAAGGTCTAAGGGGACATACTTAGAAACAGTATTGTCGTATGTTTGTAAATAAGTACGAAGTGCGTAAGGAGTATTCCTCATACACTTCGTAAGTTCTATTATTAATTGTTCTTTAGTCACAAATAAATTGATTAAGGTCTCTCGATACCTAAACCACGTAAAAAGTCATCCAAGTCATCGTCATCATTTTCATTATCAACTTCAGGAGTTTCTTCTTCTTTTTCGTTCTTCCAATTTTCAAAATCTTCTTTCACACTTTTAGCTTTATTCATGATTTCAACAAATTTTGACTTTGCTTTATTTACTTTAGAAGAATCTTCAGAAATTGCATCTCCAACAATACCTAAAATTTGTTCGGCAGGCATTTTGTATAACTCAATTTTAAAAAAAACAATTAAACCTTTATTTTTTGTATCAAACATTTCGTCAGGTAATACAAATCTTAATTGTTCAACAATTTCAGGTCCAATTCTTAATTGCATTGGTTCATTAGCCAATGTATCTGTTTGTCCCATAACTTTTTGACGCATTGAAGGGTCTGTTGGTAATCCGTGTCTACCTGTCGCTTCTTCTAACCCTTTAATAATTTCATGACATAAAATTGGAAAGATTAAACCTGTTGCAGTAATTTTAGTATCTGGTTGGTATTCACCTTCTTCACCGCCTTCTTCTTCCTCGTCAGCATCACCTAATTCAACTTTACCCGCAATACCTTGACCTGTTTGACTCATCATTTCAATCATTTGTTCCTGACTGAAATATAAAAAATCGATGATTGCCATAATCCCCAAATAATCACCATACAATGATGGGTCTATTGCATCTAATTTTGCTTTAATTTCAGGTTTTTGGAAAAGGTAATGTCCTTTTTTAGCTGAACCTTGAATGATGGCGTTGATTATATTTCTTTTATGTTTTTCTAATTCTAAAATTTCTTCGTCAGTTAAATCCTCAACATCAAACGACGGAAATTGAAGTTTTTCTTCTTTTTCTTCGTCGTCTTCATCTTCAGGTTTCATTCTAAAGTTATCAGCATTAGGCATACCTAAATTTCCTTCAATTTGATACCAATCGTCAGGAACTTCGGTTTCATCCAACGAAGCCTCTATAGCTAACTCAATAAGTTCATCTCTATGTTGAGACTCTATTCTCATGATATTAGGAACTTTTCTCATCATTTCTTGGTAAACCATACCTTGAACTTGTTTTGAGCTTAAATCTTGAATACCTGTTACTTCTCTTAATTTATCGGCAACTTTTTGAAATCTTTGACTAACTAATCTTTCAACATCTTTGACACCTTTTTTCATTGCAGGATTTTTGGCATAGAGTCCTTCAGGACTACCCAATTTTCTTTCTAAATTCGGGTCCATTCTTTCGGGTGTATTCCCGTAATCTATTTGTTCATTAAATTTCTTTGCCATCTTATTTTTTTAACATATTTAAAATTACGTCAATAATTTCTTCTTTAGCTGTTTCAGGTGAAATTTTTCTAGCCTTTGGTGCTGGATTTTCTCCTGGATTTGGGTTCTTACCTGGATGACTAGGCTTTGATGGCTTAGTTGTAGGTTTTGTTGTTGGTTTAGTTGTAGGTTTTGTTGGCGCAACCGCAGGTTCCGCTTCCATAATATAATTCATTAAATCACCTTTAGTAATCTTTGGTGGCATATGTTTTTCAACGATTCTTATAATTTCGTTCTCCAAAAACAAAGATACAAGATTTTTTCCTTCTTTCAATTGTTTTTTTACTTCTCTAACACATCTTTCCCATTTTCTTGATTTTTTAGGACCTACTTGTGAATGACAAATAGCCCAAGGATTTGGACCATCTTTCTTTTCTTCAAACATTCCCATACCGTCTGTTTCATTACCAAATCCATCATCAGATGAAGGACCTACTTGATGCGCATCTTGAGTTTCAGTTTCTTTGTTTGGGTCAACAGTAACTTCTTCTTCCTCTTCAAGTTCTTTTTCTGTCATAGTAATATTAATACCTTTTGATGTCATATCTTTAGCAATCTGTGCTGCGTTTGGATTTTTACTACTAACATTTACTGTGGCTTCTCCCAATAATTTTAAATGTAATACGTTAATTTGTGATTCAGTTAATTTACTAACTGTCTTAGATGATAAACCTTTCTCAACCAATTCTAACGCTTTTTTATTATTTCTCATACACTACTTTATTTTCAAATTCTAAGATTAAATCTCGTTCATAGAGAATATCTTTTATTTTTTGTTCCGGAGTACCATATCTAAAAACCATTCTTTTTTTGGTTTCGTACTCGTCAGGCTCCCATGCTAAAGCAACGACATCGTCAATTGCATCTACCATAGAAAAAAAATCGGAGTTTTGAATCAATTCCAACTTTACATTAGTATTTCTCAAAACTCCTACTTTTTTTATGTGTTCTAAATCAGGTGGAGTTGGGTAACCATTCGATGGTTTACTCTCCCATAACTCTCCCCAAACTTCATCTAAATTATTTGAGAAAATAAATTCGTAAAGATTGTCTCCTTTATAATTAGGACCAAGACCATTCACGAAAATTAAATAACTCATATAATAAATCCTTCAGGTGAAATTCTTACTTGTTCTTCTTTATTTTCAAAAACCAAATTTTTCTTATTGGTAATTCCTACAAATTTAAAACCTGTACTTTCCTCTAAGAATTTTTTAGCAGCCAATTCTTGTTCAACAGTTTCAGTCATTTTAATAACTGTTTCCATTACCATATTAACATTTGATTTTTTGTTAACTTTTCTTTTAGCGTTTTCATTAATTTCGGTTAATGATGTTTCAAAATATTTTGAAATAACTTTATCAACTTTTGATTCTTTAAAGATTGAGTCAAGGATTGAACCGTGACCATATTCTTCCATTTCACTTGATTTTTTACTTCTTACTTTAAATGGTCTATTGTGATAATTTTTATAGTTGTTAAAAATATTTTCCCCTTCTTCACCATCCCCAAACCATTTGCTTTTGTTACCGTGTTTTGCCATTAAAGAAGGAAAATCTTCAAATTCTTCCTCATCATAATCAAAATCAAACTTATTAGAGTCATAAGACTTGTCATCTTGGTCATACCATTCATCATCTTTAAATGAACCATATATGTCTCCTTCTTCTATTTCACCTTCCATTTCAACATCCATATCTGCTTGAATATCTTCAACTTCAGTATCGTCTGTCATATCTTCACCGTCCATATCATCACCACCTAAGTTTTCAGAATCTTCTTCAAATTTAGACATGATATCTTCTTTATCTTCTTCAGATATTGATTTCAAATCTAATGATGATAATACCATATTAATAACATATTTGATATCCTCAGAAGTCATTCCTTCTTGAGAATCTAAAACTCTAATTTTTTGAGTTAATTTACCTGTAAGTTTTTGAATTGTTTTGAAAGTAACTTCGTCAGTATCTTCTTCAGATTTTTCTGTCTCAACGTCCATATCAAAGTCCATTTCTTCTCCTTCAGGTCCCATTTCTTCTCCTTCGATACCCATATCCATTTCTTCACCTTCTGGCGATGGAGGTAATTCAGGTGAAGGAACTGCTGGAGGTGCTGCAGGAACTTCCGCTACCGGAGCTGGCATTTCTTCTTGAGCCGGTTTTGGCGTTTTTAAAGTGAATTTTTTCTGTTCACCATATAACGAAACACCTTCTTCGTTTTCGTTAAGTCTATTTAACTCACCCGCAACAAGATTTAATCTTTTAAGTGCTTGAGAATATGATGAATAATATTTCCTATTTTTCATAGGTTCAATATAATCAACTTCCGATTCAGAAATTGTTTTTTTGATGATATACCCTTGTCTTTCTCTAACAATTTGGTAATCATTACCATCTGCTAAAGATACAGAATATTCTGGTTTAGAGGTTTCATTTATAGTATTAGGAGTATTCTCTTTAAAACGAGCAATTTCCATAATTCTACTTAATTTATCTTGTCCAGTAAGTCTTTCACTTCCAAGTGGTTTTAAATCTGCCATATCTTATTTTATTTTTATATTTTTAATTATTTAATCCGTTAAATCCACCTAACGTGATTGCGTTTAATTGTGCGTATGGTACACCATTCGCATCTGTAAATATTGGGTGAGG